AGTGACCAAGGATGCTGTCGAATTGATGTCGTACATCGATGTGGATGGATACATTTGGGAGAACCAAATCATACAACGTGACTTCAAGCTGATGGAGGACCACAAGAATGACTTCCAAAACTTTGTGAGCAAGGTGGCTGCTGATGATTCTGCTCGCATCTCAGCGCTTGAAACCACACTCGGGTACCTTATCCATACTTACAAGGATAAAACTGACCAAAAAGCAATTATATTCAATGACCAAGAGATTGATGACAACCCGAATGGAGGGTCAGGTAAGTCACTTATGTTGACAGCCATCGGCAATCTGCGCAAAATTGTCAAGATAGATGGCAAGAGCTTCAACCCAAGTAAGTCAGACTTCGTTTATCAGCGAGTGAATCTCGATACGCAGATACTTGCATTCGATGATGTGAGAAGGAACTTCGATTTTGAGCAGTTGTTCAGCCTAATCACTGAGGGAATTACCGTGAATAGAAAGAATAAAGATGAGATTTTCATACCTTTTGATCGTTCTCCCAAGATTGTCATCACAACCAACTATGTCATCAGTGGTGCTGGGTCATCACATGACCGCAGAAGGCACGAGCTCGAGTTCTTTCAGTACTTCCATTCAAAGCGCTCACCACTCGATGAGTATGGTCGATTGTTATTTGACTCATGGGCAGAGAATGATTGGCTCAGGTTCGACAACTACATGATTGGATGCCTTCAGAACTATCTGCAATTCGGTTTGGTCAAATCAATCAGCATCAACGCAGATGCCAAGCGCTTCATTCAGGCAACGTGCAAGGACTTCTTTGATTGGGTGGAAGAGGGCAACCTTGCTGTATCAGTTTACCACTACAATTCAGCCAAGCTCCAAGAGTTCACATCTGAGTTCACAGGATTCAAGGACCTGGAGCCTCGCAGATTCCTCAAATGGGTGCAGTCTTATGCTGATTTCAAAGGATTGAAGATGACCAAGGGTCGCAACCACAACGGCAGATACTTCGAACTTGAAGGAGAACAGTCAACCCCACCGACTGATGATGTGTGGGATGAGTTAAATGATAAAGCAAAGAATATATGACACGACAAGAACGACAACTCCTCAAGGACCTCCAGCTTAAGCACAAGATGTCGAAGTATCCAAACACACCACCAAATATGTTGGCACTGAACCATTGGAATGACAACTCAGCAAATGAACTGACCAAGTCGGTCATCGCATTCCTTCAGTTCAATGGGTGCCAAGCTGAGCGCATCAACACGATGGGTGTGTATCGCAAAAAGTACCGAACTGATGGTGTTGCCATTGGTGGGCAGTGGACCAAGGGAACCGGAACACCCGGCTCGGCAGATATCTCCGCCACGATCAAGGGCAGAAGTGTGAAGATTGAAATCAAGTATGGCAAGGACAAGCAGTCACAAGCACAAAAGGACTATCAGAAAGCCATCGAAGAGGCTGGAGGTACCTACATCATCGTGAAAACTTTTGCAGATATGCTGAATTTTTACAATGAGTTTACACAAGTAATCAAATAAATAGTTATATTTACAATCTAAAACAATCAATTATGACAACAACAAGAAAGAAAGCAGAGGAGGCAGAGATGCCAACCCTCAACATTTGGCAGAAGCTACACGCTGCCAAGCAGCAAATTGGCAAGGTGTCCAAGAATGCAACAAATCCACACTTTAAAAAGAGCTATGCTGATATCAATGCGCTGCTCGATACGGTGGAGCCAATCCTTCACGAGCATGGACTGCTATTGTTGCAGCCTGTGGTTGGCAATGATGTGGTCACTCGCATCATCGACATTGAAACAGGTGAGCATATTGAGTCATTCATGAGCTTGCCACCAATCGTGGACCCTCAGAAAGCACTGGCGGCTGTTACCTACTTCAGAAGAGGTACCATTCAATCACTGCTCTCACTTCAAGCTGTGGATGATGATGGCAACACAGCGGCATCAGCAGCAACAGGCAAGCCAAAGATTGACAACGCTCGCTTCGAGAAGGCAGTTGAGTCCATTGCGAATGGCAAGTACACAGCAGAGCAGTTGGTTTCCAACTACGCACTCACTGAAGTTCAACTCAAAGCTCTCGCACTATGAAATGGCATCCATCGCAAATCGGGAAGCTGATGACCAACGGAAGAGGGAAGTCAGAAATGGGAGAAACCGCCAAGAGCTACATCAGACAGGTGGCAAAGGAGGCATTCTACAACTACACCACCGAACTCAACAACAAGTATATCTTCAAAGGTAGGGAGCAAGAGCTTGAATCAATCTCCCTACTCAATGCAGTTCGCTTCACTGACTACCAAAAGAATGAGACAACAGTCGAGAATGACTATCTCATCGGCACTGCTGATATTGTCCTGGACAACAAAATCATCGACATCAAGACATCGTGGTCATTGGATACCTTCCCAGCTACACCTGATGAGGGATACAAGTCAGAGTATGAATGGCAGCTCAGAGCATACATGATGTTGTATGATCGTGGCATGGCTGAGTTGGTGTACTGCATGGTGACCACTTGGGATGAGTACCTGAACGAATGGGAGAACCTTCAGCTGCACCGAGTCGACCACATTGACCCGGAGAAACGAATCACTGTCCTGTGGTGGGACCGAGATGAGGATAAAGAGATTCAGATGATTGAGCGCCTCAAGCTGGCATCTGAGTATTATGATGAGTATTATAATCAATTAGTAAATAAATAACCCAAGAACAATGGAAGAATTAAAAGCAAAAGGCACAATCCACCTCATCGGTGAAGCCAAACAAGTAAGCGAGAAGATGAACCTCAGAGAGTTCGTTCTATCAATCGGTGACAAGTATCCTCAGTTGGTACAATTCCAAGCAGTGAATGAGCGAGTGAAGTTCCTGGATGGAGCAGCACCAGGTCAAGAGTGCGAGGTGAAGTTTGACCTCAGAGGTCGTGAGTACAATGGTAAGTTCTATGTCTCATTGAACGCATGGGATATCCGAATCGCATCAACAGCACAAGCATCAAAACCTATCACTGATGAAATCGATGACGATCTACCTTTCTGATGGGGAGACAATCAGGGACTTCATCCATAAGCAGTTGGAGTCCCTTCTCGTCAAGAGGTACAAGATGACTCACATGGCTGAGGATATGAAGGTGAATTACTCGATGCTGTACCGCTTCATGAATGGCAAGTCAGTGAGCGAGGAGTTCTACATCAAAGCATTCAAATACCTAATGCAATGAACCCAAAGTACTTCATCGCCTACATAGGCAGTAAAAATGACAACCTCGATAAGTTGGTTGCAAGGGTACACGACCTATTCAACATGATGCCAAAGGTAAACAGCTGCATCGTGATTACATTCTCTGATGAGGTGCATATCTCTGAAGTGACTGCTCAGGAATTTTATGAACAATGGACAAGCCTAAACTAATGGAAAAACAAATTCAAGACCCAATACTTCTCAGAGTGCTGGCGAAGTATTATGAGCGCAGCGAGACCGGCATCAAGAAATATGGGCGCACTTTAGATCGTGATGACCTCAGCTTCATTGATTGGCTGAACCATCTCCAGGAGGAGCTGATGGATGCCACTCTTTACATTGAGAAGCTCAAGAAGGAAGCTCAAAAGAAAAGCATCATTGAGTTGATGAATATGGATAGTTATGATAAATTATAATAATATGAAAGTAACAATAGAGTTTGACAACGAGCAAGACGCAATCCAAGCGCTCAGAGCTGGCAACTGGAGTCATGCGATGTGGCAGCTTGACCAAGAGCTCAGAAGCATCGTGAAACACGGATATATCGGAAACCGAGAGGCGCATGATTTAGAGATTGAAGCATACACCAAATGCAGAGAGATGCTCAGGGAAACAATGAACGATAACGAAATAACCTTTGACTTATGAGCCACAACCAAAACGAGCGCAACGAATACTGCGCAGCAATCAGCACAATGATACTCGTGGCAATCGTGAGTATCGTTCTGATTATTTCAGCTATCTTTGAACTATGGAAGCACTAATCACAGGACTCGTCATCGGATGGCTCATCGCCAAGTTCGAACCTCTGCACTGGGTGATTGATTCAATCTTCATGAGATTTGAGGCAAAATTCATGCAGTACGTTCACGCATCATTCGGATGCTGGAAGTGTACCTCATTTTGGACCACTTTGATACTTACAGGCAACATAGTTGATGCCGCACTCGTCTCAATGGTGGCTTATCTGATTACTCAATGGACCCAGGACTAACACAAAACGAACTCGAATACATCGCTCAAGTGATTGAGATGGATGATGCGCATCGCTTCAGCAAGAAAGCACTGATTCCACTCAAGAAAATCAAGGAGCGGATGAGCGGCAAATCGGATCGTGAATGTTTCTGCTCCATGGTGAGGCGCAAAATATGGTACAAGGACTTCATCAATTGGTATGAAAGCATCTCTTGACCGATATATCACCAGGCACTATGCCGAGCTATTTCGATACGCTCGGTTTTTTTGTTCCAAGTACAATGGTAGGCTCAATCCTGATGTTGTCATCAACAACGCATATCTTCACTGCACGTCAATTCAGAACCCTGGACCTGACCCCGATGTCAAGGGACTCATGATGAACTCCATCAAGCGCCAAGTGATGTGGCAGAACCTCGACACCAATCGACAGGAGCGACTCCTATCAAGTGAAATAGCTATTCCTGATATGATGGTGGATGATACTGACCTCATCGACAAGGTAAACATCGAGAAAGAGTACCATGGATGGAAGTCATGCGTTGACATCTATCGAGATTCACTCACCGACAATGTAGCGATAACTGTTGCAAAAGCATATTTCGATGATGGCTATACAACAGCACGATCAATGGCGAAGTACTTCAATATCCCAAACACCTCAGCACACTATCTCATCGCTGAAATCAAAACAAAACTAAAAACCATACAAAATGAAAATAAAAGCAGAACACCAGGGCAAGACCATCATCAAAAGGACAACGCTCGGAAACACAACCATCATTGTTGACAACATAGATGTGACCAAGTACCGATATTATGTTAGCATAGGACTCGGGTACCTGTTCGAAAAGGAAGCAGAGACCGCAACAGTGCCGCAGCCTGTCCGATATGAGGGCATTGAGGCAGATGAGCAAGTCGAAGCTCCAGCAGTTGAACCGAAACCAAAACGAAAAAAACCTAACGCACCAAGAAATGCCACAGCCAAACGCAAACGAGCTTAAAGACGATTTTCTCTCTCGCTGCATGGGAGATGAGGAAGCACTCAATGACTTCCCTGATGAAGCTCAACGATATGCAGTTTGTAGCTCACTATGGGATGAGTCCAGGATGACAGCACTCACCAAGTATCGCCAAGCCTTCGCTGAGGACTCATACAGCGACTATCCTGACTCAGTGCGCAACAACGCACGCAGAGGCATCGCACTCAATGAGGAGCTCGGCAACAAGTGCGCCACTCAGGTCGGCAAGGTCAGAGGTCAGCAGCTCGCAAATCAGGAGCCAATCTCAATTGATACCATCAAACGGATGTACAGCTATCTCAGCAGAGCAGAGCCGAACTTCGATGATGCAGCACCTGAGGACTGCGCATACGTTAGCTTTCTCCTATGGGGTGGCAAGACAGGACTTGATTGGTCAGAGAGTAAACTTAAAGGATTAGGATTGATATGAGACCAAAACACATCGCAACACCGGATGATATGTGGCAATTGTTCCTGGAGTACCGCAAATGGTGCAAGGACAATCCACGATATTTGTATCAGCTATCCAACAAGACAGGTGAGGCTGTTCCTGTGCCGCTTGAGAGACCTCTCACTGTGGTCGGATTTAGAGCATTTGCAGCTGACAAGCATAAGAGTGTGGAGGATTATTTTGCGAATAGCGATGGGAGATATTCGGAGTACTCCACAATCTGCCGCACGATAGAGGCAAACATCAAGCAAGACCAAATTGAGGGAGGTATGGCTGGACAATACAACCCATCCATCACTCAACGTCTGAATGGACTGACTGAAAAAACTGACATCACTTCAGGAGGGCAAAGTATCTCCGAGGTGAAAGTAAATATTATTAGACCTACTGAATAGATATATTTAGTATCTTAGTGGTCAAATTGTCATATAAGAGAAAACTCTTGTACGGCTTTTTTATTGCCTAAAATTTGCCTATGGCTGCAATCACGATAGACAGCACTGTCATCTTCGAAAAGAACTACACTGCATTGGCTGACCCGAGCCTCAGGTTCATCATCAATGAGGGTGGCTCACGATCATCAAAGACATACAGCCTGTGTCAGATGATAATCGTCTACTGCATCCAACATCCCAACAAGGTGGTGAGTGTGGTCCGTAAGACCTTCCCAGCTCTCAGGGCAACGGTGATGCGTGACTTCTTTGAAATCATGAAGGCGATGGAGATATATGAGGTCACGAGCCACAACAAGTCAGAGCACATCTACACCTTCCCCAATGGCAGCATCGTGGAGTTCTTCTCAGTGGATGACGAGCAGAAGATTCGAGGAAGGAAGCGAGACATCGGATGGTGCAATGAAGCCAATGAGCTATGGTTCGAAGACTTTCAACAGCTTAACATGAGGACCGAGCAGAAGCTCATCTTCGACTACAACCCGAGTGAGAGTTCATCCTGGTTGTATGACCTACCGATGGAGGAGTCAGTCATCATCAAGTCAACGTACAAGGACAACCCATTCTTGCCTGACAGCATCAAGCGCCAAATCGAGGACCTCAAGCGCACTGATGAGGCGCTGTATCAAATCTATGCGCTCGGTGAGAAGGCAATCAGCAAGTCGAACATCTACTCAAACTGGACCTTTGTGAAGCATCGCCCGTCCAGGTTCGTCAACTTTGTCTATGGGATTGACTTCGGATACAATCACCCGACAGCGCTGATGAGGGTGTACTACTGCGAGAATGACATCTACATCGAGCCGGTCATCTATGAGTCGTATCTGACCACCACCAACCTGATTGCTCGAATGGATGAGCTTGACATCGAAAAGTACATCACCATCGTGGCTGACTACGCTCGCCCTGAAATCATTGCCGAGATGAACAACGCTGGATACGATGTGATGAACGCAAACAAGGTGGTCAAGAAAGGCATCGACAACATCAAGACATTCGGAGTGTGGTGCCAGGATGACCCGAGAGTCAAGAAAGAGTATGAGAACTACAAATGGAAGAAAGTCGGTGACCTCATCATGGATGAACCGGTGAAGCTGTACGATGATGCCATGGATGCCATCCGCTATGCGACCACGCACATCCGTCAGGAGTACTACACCGATGACTCGTACTTCGCCTTTTAAACACTTCACACTTAATCTGCAACATAGGTATGGCAATATACAATCAATCATGGCTCCACACCATACTGCATGACCTAAACGGCGCAGTGGTCAATGAGTCACTATGGCAGTCAATCTGCTATCACTATGGGGTCACTGAGACAGTCAATGGTTCATGGCTCCAGGCACTATGTGATTTCTTTGATGTTCAGCACGATCTTGGTGAGGGATGGATTCAATCCTTGGCTGAGGACTTCGGTGCCACTGCGCCCGTCAACGGCTCCTGGATTCAGGCTTTAGCTTTAGAAATACAAAAGAACGCCGACCTTATAGACCTACTACTGGCAAGAGTAAACGCCGAGGGTGGCGTATTTGAAGCCGAACTTTGCTTAGAAGAACAATTAAACGCATTAGAAATATGAGCCTTTTAGATACCGCCTCATTAATAGTAACGCCAAACGGCTACAAAGAGGGCAAACTTTATTCCGTTATTCCGTCCGATGGGTCGGGCGATATGTCCGTTACCCGTGCGACTACTGCTACCCGAGTCAATAGTGCGGGGTTGGTTGAGTTAGTGCCTTATAATTTGTTGACTTGGTCGCAAGACTTAAGTGCAAGTTGGGCGTTAAACCAAGCTACAACAACAACAAGTCAAGCAGACCCATTTGGAGGCACAAAAGCTATTAAATTAAAATATAATACTTCAGTAAATTATCATGCTATAACTCAAAGTGTATCATTAACGGGTCCTAATGCACATTCGGTTTATGCAAAAGCAGATGAATTACAATTCCTTCAAATTGCATCGGCTCAGTCAATTGAGGAATATGCTAATTTTAATTTAGGTACGGGAGTAGTTGGTACTTATGGTACTCTCGCTTCACAAGTACAAATTGAAAATGTAGGCAATGGTTGGTATCGTTGTAGCGTTGTATTTACTAATGGCTCAAATGGTATTTATTTTGCAATAGCAAGTAGTGCATCAATGGGTTGGTTAGGTGTGGATACTTTTGCGGGAGCAAATGCAACCGATGGCTTATACCTTTATGGCGCTCAAGTAAACGCAGGTTCTTTACTACCCTACCAAAAGACGGAAACAAGACTTAACATACCACGTCTTGACTACTCAAACGGTACTTGTCCAAGTTTGTTAGTAGAACCGCAGAGGACTAATTTAGCTTTGCAGAGTTCGTCTTTTGATAATGCGGCTTGGAATAAGTTAAGCGGAACAATTACCGCAAACAATACGACTGCTCCCGATGGCACAACTTCAGCCGATTTATTTACTGCTGATGGTACATTCAACAATCACGATTTCTATCAAGCTTTTACGGGCGGTTCTTCTACTACCTCAACTATATACTTAAAAAAGAACACCGCACAATACGCTTATATTTCACTAAACTATCAAGGTTCGGGTTCGGATT